TACGTAGACATAATAAGAGATTTCGAATTACCACTTGTACCTGTCAAATCAAAGTCAGGTGGATTACATTTATTTATTTTCTTCAGCGATTGGGCTGACAAACAAAAAGTAAAAGATAAGTTAGAAGAGATTAACAAAGAATATTTTTTATCAAAAGAAGTATTTCCCTTAAACAAAGGTGTTGGTATGCCATACTTCAATGCTAATGCTGCAGTTGAGTATGCATTCGATGATACTAATACACCATTAATGCTTGGTGGTTTTTTACAATTAGCAAAAGAAAAAACACTTAAGCCAGAAGAATTCTACAAATATAAAGTTACAGAGTACAACGCAGAAACAGATTGGAGAGACTATCCACCTTGTGTACAAAAGGTAATTCAAGAAGGGTGGACTGGAGATAGAAACAATATGCTATTCAATGTTTGTGTTACTGAAATGAAAAAAGCTGAAGGTAACTTAACGGTTAGACAATTGAAAGATATTGCATGGGAAAGACAGAAAGCAATATTTGCATCACATCCTAAGGGGCCACTTAAAAGAAACGAAAGTGATGGCACTGCACAATCAGTACACACAAAAGGTTACGAATATTTGTGTCCACCAAAACATAACTTCGTAGCTTCGATATGTGATAAGGAAACTTGTAAACTTAGAAAGTTAGGTATTGGAGTACAGGCGCCAGACATTAAAAATGAATTTGATAATTTAATTTACACTGAAGATTCTAAAGGTATTATTTATGAATGTGACTTCAGAGATAGACACATTACATTCAAACCAGAAGATACGAAAGACGAAAAGTCTTGGAGAGTTTGTCTAGCTAAATACAGAATATTTTGGTTAACATTACCAAGACCGAAAAAAGGACCAAGTCCATTTGAGTTGCTGATGAAACACTTATTAGAATCTGCCACAGAGAATACCGCATTTAAATATGAAGATACCAAAGAAGAAGAGAAATACAATACACTTAAAATATTTTTTGAAAGCACTATTGAGCAAGACGATTTTACAAAACTCAAAGATGGTTACACTGTGTTAGATAGTAAAGACAACATTTGTTACTTCAAACGTAATACATTGCATGATTTTTTAGAGAAAAGAAAGACACCATTCAAGAGCGTAAACCAAGCTGTTAGGCTTCTTGATTGTAAGAAACATGATTTCTTTGAAGGTGAAAGAAATGTATGGTATGTAACTATGCCTGAGTTTGTTAATCACCAAAAGATAAAACCAAAACAACAAACGAACGAACTTAGTGAGATGGATGATGAGTACCACAACAAATTTAGGACTCCTGAAACAAAAACAGATCTACCGAAAAACGATTAAGATCTTTGGCCCACCGGGTACAGGAAAGACTTGGACGTTAATTGAAAAGGTTGTCAAAAGATATTTGAAAAAAGGTGTGGATCCAGAGAAGATAGCCTTCATATCATTTACAAACAAAGCCGTTGATACCGCAAAGCTTAGAGCATTAGATGCTTTTCCACATTTAGATAATAAATCATTCTCAAGATTTAGAACATTACACTCTTATTGCAGACGATACTTTGAAGAAGAAATATTTGATACTAAAGATTGTATGATTGACTATGCTCTGACAAATAACTTTGTTAAGAGATCAGACAACAGATTATCACAAGATAACTTTACTTATTCTGACTGGTCATTGGGTATTTACGATAAAGCTAGAAACTTATTAGAAGATCCTGTTCTTGTTTACAAAAGAGAATCACAAAAGAAAGACAGCTTAGATGTTTATACTAGAAAGATAAGCACCTATGAACATTACAAAACTGCAGGAGGAGAAAGATCCTTCTTAGATTTTACAGACATGATTGAAAGAGCTTTGCATGAAGTAGAATTTCCAGAGCTTGATGTTTTGATTCTTGATGAAGCACAAGATTTTACTCCGTTGCAGTGGTCTTTGATTTACAAAATGTCTGACAAAGTAAAAAGAATTTATTTAGCAGGTGATGATGACCAAGCAATCTATCAATGGAACGGCGCTGACACACGATACTTTACAAAATACTTTCCAGGAAGAAAGGTTGTGCTGCGGAAGACAAGAAGATTCGGGCAAGCAATACATCAGTTCTCACAAATTGTTCGTAAAGGAATTCTTGATAGTGTAGATAAATCATTTGAACCATTAGTCAAAGAGGGGTTAGTAAAAAGATATTTAAGCTTCAAAGAGATACCATTCGAAAAAGAAAAAGGTAAATGGTTTTTATTAGGAAGAATACATACGTCTGTAAACGAACTAAAAGCTCTAGCTAAAGATGCAGGTATATATTTTTCTGACAACAAAGGACAAAAGTCATTTGATCAAAACCAATGGTTAGCTATAAAATCATGGACTGCAATATCAAATGGCAGAGAAATTATGAAGAAGGAAGCTGAGGCTATGTTCAAATACATAAGAGAAGTTACTGATTCAGATTATAGAACAAGTAAATTTTGGTCGAGGGAGCCAGACTATAAACGATATAATTTTACAGCTTTGAAAGAATGGTGTGGTTTAGATTTACCTGATGAAGCACAAAAGAAAGCTTGGTGGTGGATCTTAAGAAGAAACTTTAAGCCAAGGCAAGTAATTTATTTTTTACGACTACTAAAAAGATATAAACAAACTAAACTAGATCAACCTCCAAATGTTATTATAGATACAATACACTCTGTCAAAGGTGACGAAGCAAATCATGTATTGTTATATTCAAAAGCAAATTGGCCATCAAGTTACAGACACAAAGACAAAGTTGAAAAATCAAATGAAAAAAAGGTTTGGTATACAGGAGTAACAAGAGCTAGAGATAGTTTACATTTATTAAGCACAGACTATAAATATCATTATCCAATTGGTGAGGATTATTTAGTATATGTACAGGGCAACAAATGAACCATCTTGATTTGTTTAGTGGTATTGGTGGGTTCAGTATTGGATTAGAAAAGGTTGGTTTTAATACAATAGCCTTTTGTGAAAAAGAAGATTACTGCAGAATGTTGCTGCAAAAACATTGGAAAGGGGTTAAGATATACAATGACATTAAAGAGTGTAAAGGGGAAGAGATTAAAGAAACCTATGGAAGAGTTGATATACTCACAGGTGGGTTCCCGTGCCAGCCCTACAGCGTTGCAGGAAAACAAAAAGGAACAGCAGACGATAGATATCTCTGGCCTGAAATGTTTAGAGTCATTAAAGAAGTCCAACCCACCTTCGTTATTGCAGAAAATGTCAGAGGTATTATTAACATCCAAGACGGCATGGTATTCGAAACAGTATGCTCTGACTTGGAAAGTGAAGGCTTCGAAATCCAAACGTTTATTATTCCAGCTGCAGGCGTCGGTGCCCCGCACAAAAGAGAGCGAGTCTGGATTGTGGGCTACTCCAAACACAATGGATCACTTACCACCAAGATCAAAAGAGGGGACAATAAAATTAATGACAGGACAGAGGAAAGGAAGAACACGACCCTCGAACCTGAGAGAACAGGTAGATCCAGAGACAATGAGACTATGGAGAACACCAGACGCAAATTGCATGAGAGGTCCAGCGTCGGAGAAAAGAATGAAGATGAAACTAGAAAAGAAAATGCCAATAAGTTTGAACGATCAAGTAGCGAATCCGCATCTAATGTGGCCAACACCGAGAGCGAACAAAGTATTTCCAAATATTACAGAGAACAACCGGGAGAAACTAGCGAACAGGAACAAATCAAATCTAGAGGAAGTAATAGCTGGACATTGCGGGAGGCAAGTTGGCTCTCTGAACCCAATGTGGGTAGAGTGGTTAATGGGTTACCCGGCAGGGCACACAGACTTAGGGGATTGGGAAATGCTATCGTCCCGAAAATTGCAGAAGAAATCGGAAGATCAATAATGAAAGTATTGTCATGAGAAATTTATTCGAAACTTGTATAGATGTTGGCAGCGGTTTGATCTTATCAACATTGATACAGCTTTGGATCTTTCCATATTTTGGTATGTATCCAACAGTGTGGGAGAGTTTTCATATAGCTGTTATATTTACAGTTATAAGTATTGGCAGAAGCTGGTGCTGGAGAACTTTATTCGGAAGGAGACGTTATGGAAAAAGAACCTAGACTAAGAATTCTTAGCCTTGGAGCAGGCGTACAGAGCTCTACAATGGCCTTGATGGCAGATGCTGGAGAGTTTGGTGTAAAACCTGATGCAGCTATATTTGCAGATACAGGATGGGAACCTGAACCAGTGATCAAACATCTTGAGTACCTTAGAACCATTCTAAGTTACCCAGTGTACTTGGTAAAGAAAGGCAATATCCAAGATGACATACTCACGGCTCTCGCACCAGGCGGTAACCAATTTGCTTCGGCTCCATTCTATACTCTGAATGAACAAGGTAAGAAAGGTATGGGCAGAAGACAATGCACAAGAGAATATAAGATTACTCCGATTGCAAAAAAAATTAGAGAATTATGTGGACTGAAACCAAGACAAAGGTTTCCAAAAACAGATCACGTAGAAGTATGGGTAGGAATATCAACTGATGAAATCATGCGTATGAAACCATCAAGATTTTGGTGGCAGAAGAATGTATGGCCATTGATTGATAAGAGGATGTCTAGAACTGATTGTCTAAAATGGTATGAAGGAAAAGGGTTTAAGATACCTGTTAAAAGTGCATGTATTGGCTGCCCTTTTCATGATGACAAATTTTGGATAGATATGAGAGATAATAGGCCGAAAGAATTTGCATCTGCTGTAGAATTTGATAAAAAGATGCGTATGCATAATCCTAAGGTAAAGAACTTTGTACACAGACAATGCGTTCCATTGGATCAAGTAAAGTTCAAGGATGATGAAAAGATAGATTTATTTAACCAAGAATGTGAGGGTATGTGTGGACTTTAGAACATTAATTATTCAAGCATTAGAAGATAAATACAATGCAGATATATCAGAGGCAGAAGCAACATTAAAAATATACTTAGAAAAACCAGTAGCAATTGGTGAGCATCCGCAACATGTACAGGAAGCTGACAAATTGGTAGAGAAAATAGCAAACGCACAAGAAAAACTAGAAATACTAACAGGATACAAACTATGACGAACCAAGATGACATCAACAAAGCGTTTCCACAATACACGCAGGTAGGTGGGAACCATTATACAAAATTTGTAATTCAACCATACGAGTTTATCGCAAAGAACGCATTATCATTCTTTCAAGGATGTGTTGTGAAATATGTTTGTAGATACTTAAAAAAAGGAGGCATACAAGATCTTGAGAAGATAAAACATTACTGTGATCTAGAGATACTAAGGTTAAAGCAATTACAAAAGAAAAAATGAATATAATAAAAAAAGAAATCAAAGTTAAAAAGTTTGGTTTACATTAGAGATTTACCCACACTTAGAAGATTCAAACGCTGAAGGGTTTGCATTTGAAATATTTCCTCATGACTATCATGCAGCATTGTATGCATTTAGTAACAAGGATAGCTTAAATAAATATATAAAAGAGAATTGCATAGAGGAAAAGAAATGACAGGTTTACAATTTACATTTAATTTTAAAAAACATATTTGGTCTTGTCCATCAGAGTACAAAGATCTAAGTGCATATGATGAGATAGCAATCGATTTAGAAACTAGAGACGAAGGTATTAATAATAAACTTGGTGCAGGTTGGGCAACTGGTAATGGATACGTTATTGGTTTTGCTGTAGCTGTAGAGGGTTGGCAAGGATACTATCCATTCAAACATGAGGGTGGTGGCAACATGATACCTGAACAAGTTTTAAATTACATGAAAGATGTATGTAAGTTACCAAGCAGAAAAATATTTCACAATGCACAATATGATATTGGTTGGTTAAGACGAATGGGTATTGAAGTAAATGGTGAAATAGTAGATACAATGATTACAGCAGGAGTCATTGATGAGAATAGATGGTCTTATAGTTTAAATGCATTAGCTAAAGATTATCTTGGTGAGCTGAAGTCCGAAAACGATTTGAAAGAAGCTGCAAAGGATCATGGTATAGATCCTAAAGCAGAGATGTGGAGATTACCTGCAGAACATGTTGGATTTTACGCTGAGCAAGATGCACGTCTCACGTACCTATTATGGCAAAGATTCAAGCCAGAACTAAACAATCAAAACCTGGAGACAGTTTGGAGCCTTGAGAATAAGCTGTTACCGATACTTATTAAGATGAGAGAAAAAGGGGTAAGGGTTGATGTAGATAAAGCTCATCAACTAAAAAAAGAGTTCCAGGCTCAGGAAAAAGAATATCTTTCAAAAATAAAACAGCTAGCAGGACGAGAAGTAGACATATGGGCAGCACGACAAATAGGCGAAGCCTACGATAGATTAGGGATAGACTATCCACGTACTGACAAAACTCATGAGCCATCTTTTACATCCAATTGGTTAGCTAATTCGAAACACGAAATATCAAAATATATAGCACAGGCTAGAGAGATCAACAAGTTTCATGGTACATTCCTGGACTCAATTTTAAAATACGAACACAATGGGAGAATACATGGCGAGATCAATCAGTTACGTAGTGACAGTGGTGGGACTGTTAGCGGCCGTTTGTCTATGGCTAATCCTAATCTTCAACAGTTACCAGCACGT